AGCCCCTTAGAGCCTATGCTCACACTTAGGGTTGCCCCCGGAACAAGGTAATTCGTAGTGCCTGTCAAGTAAGTCCCAGCACTGCCGGGGCTGCCTGCACCACCAGAACTGTCAAAGGTTGACGAACGGTCGCCACCAGCAGCACCGCCTCCAGCGCCATATGACGACGAAGGGGCGTGGCCACCGACATTAGGAGGCTCTGATTGCTTGTTGTTACCACTGACACCGCCTGCCCCATAAACTGAAGCCTCACCATCAGGAGACTTAATGGGATCTGGGCTGCGGTTTGCGTTTACACCCCCCACACCTCCAGAGGCTGTTACAGTGGTAATACCAGAGCCTGAGAGCGTACTGGACGTGCCTGACTGGGCAACGGTCGAGGAATAGCCGCCATTTAGACCATATCCACCCGCACCACCAGCGCCTATGACCTGATAGGTGACAGTGTACGCTTTAGAAGAACCACGGAAGGTGCCAGTCGCAATGGATGCACCACTGTTAGGGACACCAGTATTGTTGGGGGTCACAAATGAACCATCAAGGTAGTACTCGGACAGACTGATAGGGTTAGAACCACCAAACTCAGACTGAAGGGCACTAAAGGAGACTGCGCCAGATGCCGGTATGCCCATCACGCATCTCCAAATGCTGTAATGTCGCCCTCAACAGTCAGCGCACCAGAGCTAGACAACTTAAAACGAGCAGTCCCGTTGTGAGAAAACAAAAGGTTTGCGCCACTCTGAGTGATCGTCCAGTCGCCTAAATCAACTGTGGTGACATTGGCTGTAGGGGCGTTGAGCGTACCAGTGAACGTAGGAGATGCCAGGGGTGCCTTAGCGTTCATCTGTGTCTGGATGTTGCTAGTGACACCAGCAGTGAAGTTGAGTTGCGCTGTGGTGGCTGTGATGCCATCGAGGACGTTGAGGTCAGAGGTGGAACTGGTGATACCAGCGAGGACGTTGAGTTCAGCCTGTGTGGCACTCACAGCGCCACTTAGGTTGGGCAAAGTGTTCTTTAGCGCACTCTTGAGGAGGCGGATGTGGTCGTCAGCTTGCGCAAGACCGTCAGTGGACGCGGGGTTCGTAGGGACCAAGGCGTCTAGGTAGGTTCCGGTTTCTAGGCCCATCTTGGGTTCCTTTTATACTTTGGTTTTCAGGGGGGACCCCACGTTAACGAGGTCGGACAACAACAACAACAACGCGGCCTTTAGTCCCCACTTTTGAAATCGTCTTATTGATTGACCCACCGGGGCCTCAGAATGACGATAGGGGACCCAAATGGGATTGATTGATTGACATTGATTGATACCAGGTAGCCTAAGCCTCTGATATCGTTGATGACTGAAGGTCAACGGATACTTTATCTGATGACGCTTGGTAGACATTAGGTCATTAGTGCTGACCTTCTGTAATTCTTGTCTGGCTGAAGGGCTCGATCTTTAAGTGCAGAATACGGACCTAAGTCAGACCTAAGTCACACACCCGTTGACCAGGCCAACCTGGATGACAGACGATCACACATCCTTGGTCCACTCTTGCCAGACCTTTGGATGACAGATGGGGCACTTATGATGGGCGGCATGGGTAATGCCACCTTTGTTAAGACCAAGATCCTTGAGTTGGTACGATGAGTGCAGACGTAATACTTCGCCTGCTCTGTTGGCCAACCAGTGCATCTCGTAGGCTTGCAAGGTTAAGACCAGGAGCTTGAGTTTGCGGATGATGAACCTCAACATGGGCGTTTCCTAGTTAACAGTGGCTCTTATGTTGTTACGAGCCTGAGTTGATGGAGGTTTGTGAGCCATATGCTCCCACCACCATGGGACAACCAGGTCTCTACCGCACCCCTAAGTGTATCACCCGTATGACCGGGAGGACATCATGGGGACAGCTACTCTGGAGTGCGGGAGGCCTGGCATGAGATTAGACACAGTACGAGACTTAGGTCTTCTCTCTAGAGGGGTCTCTTAGTAGTTACGTTAGGTCACAACGGTAGAACTGAGGGAGAACACAATATGTCCAGAGCATGAACAACTATCCGTTGACCTAGATAATACTTGAATGTCGGACATTATGGTGCGCATTCAGTATCCGGGTCGCAAGATCCGGGAGGAGACGAAGGCAGCTGACCGTGGCCAAGGCTATGTGGAACACCTTCGTCTCCTCTTTTAGTTTACAGCTTAGGCTGCTGTTAGGTCTACAATCTCACAGACATCACCAGTGCAAGCCAGGGTCTGAGACCCGACAGTAGTATCACCACGTTCATAGAGAGCTAGTGTGTCCCAGTCGATCGACTTAGGGAATGTCTCCATGGCTGTCTCATACTGTTCAGATGAGATGTCCTGGTAAGGTGCCTGGGCATATGTGTGGTCTGACCTGGGGAGGAAAGACACGCCAGACATCTCATCGAAGTGAGCATAGACCCAGTCACCCACTTCATCCCACTCCTCTGGTCCCACTGAGACTGTGATCGATGGTTTGTGGCAACACCAGGCGCGTTGGTATGTCAGCCATAGCTCCAACTGTTCAATTGCAGTCATGTCATTGCGAGTCACTGCTCCCTCTGGTGCTTTCACTGGGAAAGCGAAGACCACAGTCGTGTCTGGTTTCATGACGCACGGCTCATTAGGAATGCCCTGGTCAATCATGAACTCAGTGATTGGGTCTTTGGTGTCAGCACGGACAGTTCGAGTGTAGTAGGCACTGTGACGTGCGTGGATCCCACTCGAGCTATCATTCAGCTGGCTGCTAGTGCCCTCAGGTTTGACGCAAGTCACAGCTGCTGACTTATTGATGCCCAGGTAGCCAGCATATGTGGCGTTGGTATCCACAGCGATACGGCGCAAGCCTTTCAGTGTTTCATCCAATCCCGCATTCTCATGGGTCAACAGACGGCAATCCAAGATACCCGTGATGCTTACACCCAAGAGGGCCTCAGCTTCTGTGTTCTCCTGCCAGATAGGACGCAGGTAAGGGAACTTGGTCAGCGTAGCCTGGATAGTGCCCAGGATGGACGCAATGCGTACCTTGCGAGCCAGGCTGCCTACAGTGTCGTTAGCACGGGCAACGACAGACGTTAGGTTGCAAAACTGGGCTGATTTAAGGGTGATCTCAGAACACGGGTTGGTCCCGAAGTCAGACACCTCACGCCGTCCCTCACGCTGCACCTTGGAGATGACAGCAGCACGGTTGAAGATCCCACGTTCACCTGAGCCTGAGGCAACCAGGGAAGCCCATTCCTCATCGAAGAGCTCACGTTCTGGTGTGTCTTCATAGGCCACACTGTTGTTGGCCAGGGCAAAGTGTGGGGACAGCTGCCACCAACCGATCTTCTTTTTGGTAACCAGGGTGTGCTGGTCGAAGTCATCCTTGGTTGGCCCCTTGGTTAGCTTGATGTCATAGGCCTCGTTAACGCCAGGCTGGTTACCCATTGTGATTGAGTAGTACCAGGCTGTGTCAGTTTCAGCTGTTAAAGTGAAATCTTGGACATCATAAGAAGAACTCTTAGCCAGGCGCAGCTCTGGATCATCCAGGTCACTCAGGCTGATCATGGCTGACCGGCGTACACCACCTACGACGACGACCTCGCCAATCTTACACATGATCGAGTGTACCTCGATGGGCGTCAACTTGGAGTTCTCAGCCAACGTGAAAGTGTCGATCGTATGTCGGAAGAGATCCACCAGGGGATCTGGGCCAGACGCACGTCCACCAAAGGTCATCAACCGCTCACCGGCAGCGCGTACCTTGCTCACGTCCCACTTAGGCACGTTGCCCTGGTACAGCTCATCGATCAGCTGGCGGTAGGCGTCAGCCCAGCCCTCTTTGCTGTCCTCGACCACGATGGTCATGTCAATTGGCGTCATCTTCTCCGGCAATGTGGGCAGCTGCTCTACATTCTTACGCTCAACAGAGAAGCCAACGCCGGTGCCACACATCAGTATATACAGGACCTCATCGAATACCCGAGGGTGATCGACAGCAGTATAGCTACAGTTGAACCCAGCCACGTTGGACCGATCGAGACCAGGACCGGCACTCATCATGCACCGCATCGATGGCATGACCTCGAGGTTTAAGATAGCCTCCCGGATCTCGTTCTGAACGTCACGGGCCTGGAAGAAATCCAAGCTCTTCATGAGGACAGGGGAGACCACATTGGCAATGTAGCGATCGACAGTCTCGTTGAAGGTCTCCCGACGGTTCAAGGTGTCCATGAACTTACTGTAACGGGACTGATGGATAAATGATTGATAATCGGTTGGAAGGGAAACAGAGTTGGCAAAAGAGTTCATAGTTCGTCCTGGCTTTCTAATTGGCCGATCCGCATTTCGCAGTAGCGCATCGCTTTGCGCAGATCAGTGATTTCAGATTGTTCTGGGGTTTGGTTTGGGTACGCCTTGGAGCCAGCCCTGACCGCATATTTTATGATGTTCCCAACATGGAACGCCAATTTGTTGGTCATGATGAAGGTAATGGGCTCGATCGCATACTGGGTGTAATGAGACGGGCGGTTGACGATGTCTTCAGTTTCCATTGGCTGTCTCCCAGTACAGTCCCGCTTTGACCAGAGACACGAAGCCCACATTGAAGATTGCTGCAAAAGTCTCTGGGCTACATTCTACTTGCAGCGTGGCACTACCATCTTCATGCTCATGCACCTCTGTCACTTTGATCAGATCGTTGTCTTTATCCATCGGCTAACATCCTCCCGATCACTTGACGGTCAGATACGATGTATATCTTGGCACCAGCAGCGCCCCCACCATGCTCTGAGACTTCAGTAAGTGCACCGGCAGCAACTAACTTACGGGTCATGTGGTACACACAGTTTCTACCGTTGTTCTCAAGTAATGCTGCTAGGGTGAACTCACGGTCATATGTGTAGTCGTGAAACCACCGCAGCATTGCGCGTCTGGCAGACTTCTTGAGGGGCTTCTTGACTGTAGCCCAATCACCCGTCCTCTTGTCTACCAGAGACAGATACGAGCGGTCTATTCGGCTCTCATGGTGAAGCATGGCCTGCCCCAGCATAAACTCCTGCTCGTCGTTTAGGTTTCTGCATTTGAATGCGACACTCATGTTCATCTTGTTGGCTCCCACAGTTTAATCTGGCGGCCCTCGAGGTCCCAATCGGAATATCGGAGGATGCGAGCCAGTCGCGCTTGGGTCAGCGCATAGGTTTCATTGAGGTTTTGCTTTTGGTAAGCGGCAACAACCGCAGACCAGCTGGGGTTCTTGTCCAGGATCTTCTTGGCCGTGACCAAGCCAATCTTAGGGCATCCTGAATAGCCGTCAGTCACATCTCCCATGAGCGCCTGGGTCAGGAAGTTGTAGTCAGCAGTGCGCTCATTGGTCACCAAGAGCTCACCTGTTGTTGGCCGGTAGAGACTAGCTGGGATACACTTCATGTCTTTGTCGTCTGAGACAATGATCGTGCTGTGTCCTGGGGCTGAACCCATGATGCCCATGATGTCGTCTGCCTCGAGCATAGGCTCACAGTACCAACGGAAGGTGTCTTTGACCCACTGGACCATGGCAGGGTAGCCGACCGGCTTCCTCACCTTCTTACGGCCACCTTTGTAGCTAGGGTCCACGTCCTTTCGGAAGTTGTCACGATCGCTCAGGCATACGATGAAGTGTGGGGTCTCCAGGTGTTCACAGACGCTGTCTATTGTTTCCTGGAATATCTTCTTTGCCACCTTGAGGTCGGTGGATAGGGACCAGACATCATCTCCCCAGTCCACTTCTTCCTCAGCAGCAGCACAAGCGCGGTAGAGGTATAGGTCTCCATCAATTAAGAGTGTGGTCCCTGCCGTTGGCTCTTGCAAAAAGGTCTTGAAATAGGTCATCGAGTGCTTC